CCTGTCTAACATTTACAGTTCCAGCTGTTGTTACTGAAGCTGCACTCGTACATGTAAAAGTATCTTCAGTTGCAGAGGTTATGGTTAAGGTTTCATCAACTGCAGTTCCTGATGTGTAATCAAGGAAGGCACTTTCTCCTACACGTAATCCATGTCCCACCAAGGTGACAGTAACAGTAGTCCCAGCCTTGTCATATGTTCCTGCTTTTGCTGCAGTGACATATCTAACAGAATCAATAGGTAAACCAAGATCATAAAGGTTAAGACTATTAGCATCACGTATACCAACTGTATGCTCTCCTTCTTCATTACCTGCACTGGGGAAAGTAAATATTCTTACAGGTACAAAAAGACCTGGAAAGAACTGGAATGTAAAGAACATTCTAAAATCCCCTCTTGTATTTCTGCCTGTAGCAGATGATCCTAAATACTGTTGAGTTATAACATAAAGTTCATATCCTCTTCTCCATCTACACCAAGTGCTATCAAAGTCATAAAATCTAACTTCACTATAATCATCCTGACGACCTAGAGGAACAAACTGATAAGGTATATCAGTATAGTCTCCCTGATTTGATTTTTCTTTTTTTAATACAGCATCAGAAAAACCTTTAAAAGAATTATCAAAAGAAGTACCAAAACCAGATCTTCTTCTTGGCATTTATCTAAAACTTATAATTAAAACCCACTTTTGCACCATATTGTGTAGGTCCTCCAAAATCCTGTCTACCAAAAACAGTGGTATTTATTCCTTGATCTTTTTTACCAAATGTTTTTTCAAATCCTACACCTGAAAGATCCGCTGTTATTCCTGCCTGATTAATTGCATTTATAAAATTTTGAGTTTTTGTTTTTGCCTGGTCAATCGTATTTATAAAATTCTGAGTTTTTGTTTCAGTATTATTTTCTGTTTCATTTCTATTTTCTTTTCTCTTATTAAATCTGTCTTTTACAAAATTCTTTGCAAAATCTACTGCAGCATCTTTAGCACCTGTTTCATCTAAAAATTGATTAAAGATAGGAAAACCCTGATTAGATGATGCTATCTCTCTGAATTTATTTTCCATTTAATAGTATCCACCTTGTACATTCACATAGAATCCATTAGTAAGAGATCCTGTACCACTAATACCTACATGTAAAGCTGATCCACGAGGTAACATCAATCCTCTTAATTTAGGAGCAAGTGTGCTTGTGGCACTATTAAAGTTACTTCCTGCATGAGCTACAGGTGAATTTATCAATGGAAGTATTAATTTTTCAGTTAAACTGAAACTTTGCTCTGTAGGAATAGATTCAACACTAGCAGTAAATAAAGGTAAGAATTGTGAAGTCCCTGTTACTGTAGTTACCTGAGTTAAATAGAATACAAAATCAACAGGCTTCTGAATATTTACATTACTGGTAGTTATAGTTCCAGAAGCAGAAGAAGTTGCAGTAAAAGTATTTACACCAGTTACAGCTGATACAGTCACTTCTTCAACTGGAGCTCCACCAGATTGTGTATCAAAGAATAGTTTCTGTCCTACTTTAAAATTATGATTAGTTAAAGTGACAGTTAAAACGGCAGCAGCTCTTGTATACGTAGCTGCACTTGCTGTTACAGAATCAATAACTCTATTGACATCCTTTGTATATCTTATAAATATTTCATCTATATATGCACCACTGATCTGTGTGTCAGTCAAAGGTTGATCAACGTCAAATACTTTAGTCACGTTACCAATTGAAGTAGGTAATAAACTAGAGGAAAAAAGTTGTCCTGTCTGAGTTCTTACTAGTGTACTGGTAGATGCTGGTCTATCCAACATCATAGGTTGTTTATTTGTAGAGGTAGATGCCAATTTACTGTCCTTCTTTTAGATTTATTTTAGCGTGAGTACTATTTGTCCTCTTTTTTCTTTTTAGCTTCTCTAGCTTTTTCTAGAGCTTCTTTACGCTTTTCTTTATCAGACATTTCTTCACCACTGCCATCTTCTTTCTTTTTATTTTTATTTTTAAAATACTCAAGAAGCTGAGGTGGCATCTTTTTTTCTTT